TAGCCCCTTCAATTAGGTTTTCTTCAACCAAAATATTCAAATCTTTTTTTCTTGATTCAGGTGTAACTGCACCACCCGCAGGTTCTTCAGGTGGTGGTGGGGCCTCTCCACCCGCAGGTTCTTCAGGTGGTGGTGGCGGTGCCCCCAAATCTCCTCCTGGTGGGGGCGGTGGAGCTCCAAGTTCAGATGATGCTTCACCACCACCAGATGCTGTGTTACCTGTTTGACTTCCATAAAGTTTGTCAATGTTATCAAAAACACCTGTTTTACTTATGACAGTTGGAGTCGCCTTTAATTCCTCACCAACAGCTCTTTCGATTCTTTGTTGTTGTAAATCCAATCTTATTTCTTCGTCTGACCATCCGAAAATATGTTTTTTAGCCCAAGTCGAAGATGTTGCTTGAATTCCATTACCAGGGTCAGCAACCAAATCTTTATAAAGTAAAATCTTTTCTTTCCAAACGTCAATTTTAAGAAGGTCGGCTTGGGTAGATGGGTTAGTCAAACCAAGTGTAAAATTACCTAGTTCGTCTTCGAAACCCAAAAGGAAAAGATGAATAATTGCAATCTTATTTAGTTCTGCCAACATACTTTTTTGAATCCTATTGATGGTACGGGCAAAACGAATATCTTGAAGTGAAAGATTTTTTCCGTCACCAACTACTTCTTCAAAACCTAAAAATGCTTTAGGTACACGAAGTGCAGTAAGTAACTTTTTCTGAATATACTCAATATCGGCTATTTCTGATAAATTTGTTGCACCTGGTAAAGTTGTAATTGGGTCAGGTGCTGCTGGGTCACGAACCGGGATGAAATAATCTTGGTCAACCGCCATTTGATTAAATCTCATATCCACGTTACCTGTTTTACTATCTACAATTTGCTCTCTTTTGAACTTATTGGCAACACGTTGTACATAAGCTTCAACGTCGTCATCATTCATGTTTCCAACGAATACTTTGAACATCCTTCTTTCAGGTGCTCTTGATGTACGATAAATTAACATTGCGTCTTCTGAAAGCAAAAGTTGTTTCCAAATTCTTCTTGCTTTCTCTAACATAGAGGTACCATATGGTAGTTTTCTATCATCACCCAACAATCTAAAGTGTGCAATTTCCCAAGATTGGAATTCCATGTTTTTGTTTTTCCAAGTAAATTGGAGTGCTTTTGGTTTTTCAGGTTTTTCTTGTGATGGTGCTAAAATTTTGTTGGAAGCTCCTACCTCATGTCTTTCGATTTCAATTGTTGGAAGTTGTTGACAACCTACAATCCCTTTTTCAGGGTCCAGTTTCAGATAAACAAAATTATCACCAAATTTACATGTGTTTCTTGTCCACATCGGTAAATTGGTGTTGATATCTAAAGTATTATTAAAAAGGTCGGCTAATACTGCTTTAATTCTTTTTGATTCAGAATAAATCTGAAGAATGAAACCATCTTCATTCGTTGTTGTAGACTCCTCTGCATATATGTCTAAAGCGGCTGAAATTTCAGGAGTATACTCCATTGATTCATAGTCGTATTGTGAGGATAATCTCGAAGGTTCGTAATAGATTGCTTGGGAATATAAGTTGTTTTCAACTTTAGACCATTGATTTGTAAGATAATACGTCTGTTGTGCTTGAAGTTTTTCACGTTCGTACTCATCTCTACTTTTTGTTCTTAAAAGTTCTTTTTTGTCGAACTTGAAAGTTGGTACGTCTTGACCCAATAAAGAATTAGGACCAAAAGTTTGGGAAAGCCTCTGCCAAATTGTTAAGTTATTTTCAGCCATTATTCAATTTTACTTGTTACCTGGTTATAATAAATAGTTATTCTTAACTAAATAACCATTTATATTTTTGGTAGTCGTCCCTTGTAGCCCCTTGTCTGAATTGACCATTTGAACCGTTAGATTGTGGGACCATTGGGTTAAAAAATTGAGACGAATTTTTATTTTCGGAAGTAAAAGTAGTCCATGAATTTATCATGGCTTTTGTATGGTTGACAACTTTTTGTAAAGATTGGAAAGATTTTTCTGCTACGTAAATTGCCATTGACATAGCCATAATACAGTCATCATGATGACCTTTTTGGTGGTCAGGTCTACCATTCACATAAATGAAAGTATTCATTTCATTGTATAAACGATTGGAGTAAATTTTGAAATCATGTCTGACCGCTTCTTCAAATGATGAAATTATTTGAACTCTTTTTGAGTTGAAATTAATTCCAGGTATTTTTTCATTTAATTTCGGGTCCCACTTCCATTTTTTTGAAGGGTCAACGTTATCCAAATATAACCCTGCAGAATAACTCATTTCTTGCATTTTTCTTGCTGTAGCAACTCCCATTCCTCCAGTTATATCAATGACACAGTAAGCGTTATACATAGAACCCCACTTATATGCAATTTCCGCAATCACATCAGGAGGTACTTTTCCAACATATTCCAATACCTGTTCACGTTCATCAAAGTCGATTATTTCAATACAAGAAAAATCTTCAGAATCACCTCTCGAAACGTCAACACCCATAACATATTTGTGATTGTTTTCGGGCTCTTTAAATATCCATAACGCACCTCCCATTAGTTTTGCAGATGGTTCTCTCAATTGGTTATGGGAAATTTTCTGCATAAGTTCAGATTCAAATACGTTGTCACCTGAACCCAAAAAGTTACATTCCAATTCTTGGGCAACTTTTCTCCTATCAAATTTTAATTTCTTAACCATTCCTTCGAACCAAGCGGAACATGGTTTATATCCTTTGGAAATATAATCCGTTGTTATTGTGTGGTCTCTGTCATATGGGTTGTCAATTGAAAGGTCAACCACGGTGTCTTTAGGGTAGTCCTCTCTATTGAGTAAAAAGTGAACCAAATCATTGGTCTTAACCATATACAAATCTTTCGTATATCGAGGGTCACGGTACCAATACATTTCAGAAATTTTGAACTCGTTCATGTTTCTGAGGGCTTGGTCATAAATTTCATAGTATATTGGGTCATATCCATTTGGTGTGGATACGACTATTACTTTACCTCCTGTTGAAAGTGACGCCATACAAGCAGACCAAAAGTCATTATCTGCTTCGATGAACGCAGCCTCGTCAAATATTAATATTGTTGGTGTATAACCACGAAGAGCGTCTTTTGAGGTTGCAACCGCCTTTACCTCACAATCGTTGGTCAATTTGAAGTGTCTTTGTGAATTTTTTTCAACAGAAAACCCAACTCCCACCCAAGCGGGCCATTGTTCTGTGAAATTTCTAATTTTATTAGCCATTTCAACAGAGGTGTCCAACTTGTTTGCAATTATTAGAATTTTTTCTGGTTTTTGTTTTTTTGCAAAAACTAATTTCTTCGAAGCCCAAGCTGCGGTGACAGTAGAGACACCCGCTTGACGGTATTTTAAGGCAATATTTTCATTGTACTTATCGTAATCTTCAATGAGTGAAATTTGGTCAGGAAATAAATCTAACGGAACATATTTCGATACTGTATTATCGTATGTTTGAAGATATGTTCTCAAGGCATAAGGTGTATTCCTCATGCATTTAGTAACCTCTATAATTAATTGTTCTTTAGTCACGAAAAGTTATTTAGGTCTCGAAATACCTAAACCACTTAAAAAATCATCCAAATCATCTTCGTCATCACCTTCGATGTCGTTATCATCTTTGTATTCTTCGAATTCTTGTTTCATTTGGATGGCTTCTTTCATAATTTCCTCAAACTTTGACGTAGCTTTTTTTACTTTAGAAGAATCTTCAGAAATTGCGTTGCCAATTATTTCAAGAAATTCTTTAGGTGGAATTTGGTATAGTAAAATATGAAACCAGTTTATTAAACCTTTATTTGAATCGTCATACATTGCATCAGGTAATGCAAATCGAATTTTTTCTACGATTTCAGGTCCTATTCTTAATTGCATTGGTTCATTCGAAAGTAAATCTACTTGACCCATAACCTTTTGTCTCATTTCAGGGTCTTTAGGTAAACCATGTCTTCCTTTAGCTTCTTCAACCCCTTTTATAATCTCATGACACAAAATTGGGAATATAGCTCCATAGGCTTTTATAACTGTATCAGGTTTTTCTTCGCCTTCACCCTCCCCACCTTCACTTTCTTCAGCATCATCTAATTCAACTTTTCCTGCAACACCTTGACCAGTTTGACTCATCATTTCAATCATTTGGTCCATAGTGAAATATAAAAAGTCATTAATTGCCATTATGCCAAGGTAGTCTCTATAAAGTGTTGGGTCAATCGCGTCAAGTCTCGATTTAACTTCAGGCTTTTGAAAGATATAATGTCCTTTCTTTGCCGCACCTTGAATGATTGCATTTATAATATTTCTTTTATGTTTTTCTAATTCTAATTCCTCTTTTGGTGTTAGGTCTTCCAATTCAAATGATGGAATTTGAGGGTTTTTCTTTTTTTGATTTTCTTCATCCTCATCCTCTTCATCATCGGCTTGATATCTGAAGTTATCCACGTTGATAGGTTCCCTATTCAAATTTGGTTCAATTTCAAACCATCCTTGTGGAATTTGAGTTTCCTCTAAACAAGCATCTACCGCCAATTGCTCAAGCTCGTCTCTATGTCTGGCCTCAATTCTCATCAAGTTGGGCATACGCATCATCATTTCTTGATAAATCATAGCCTGCACTTGTTTGGAATTCAAATTTGGGTTACCAGTCACCTCTCTTAACTTATCCGCAACTTTATTGAATCTTGCACTTACAAGTCTCTGTACATCTTTGGAACCCTTTTTCATTGCGGGATTTTTCGCATATAAACCTTCAGGGTCCTTTAATCTTCTTTCAAGATTTGGGTCCATTCTTTCTCTTCTACCACCGTAATCTATGTCTTCTGTTGTAATTTTTTTCATGTTAGTTTTCTAATAATTTCATTATTAAATCTAAAACTTCGTCTTTAGCCTTTTCGGGTGAGACATCAGCTTTTCTAGCTTTTGGTGCAGGGTTTTCTCCAGGGTTTGGATTTTTACCAGGATGTTTTGGTCTAGGTCTTGGTTTTGTGTCAGGTTTGGTTGTTGGTTTCTCCTTTGGTTTAGTAGGAGCGGTCGTGGTATCTTCTTGTAAAAATCTCATCAAATCTCCCTTTGTAATTCTAGCAGGTATATTTTTTTCAACAATATTCATTATTTGTGATTCCAAGAATAAAGATATGGGATTTTTTCCTTCCTTCAAACTTTGTTTTACATCTTTAACACATCTCTCATACTTGTTTTTTTGTTTTGTATTCCAAAGATGTCTTTCTCTTGTTTTGAATTGTTTACCGAGTTGAGCAGTACAAATAGCCCAAGGATTAACTTTCTTTTTTTTCTTTTTCGCCTCCATTATACCCATCCCGTCTGCATCGTCAGAATCCATTTCTTTATCAACTTTGTCATTGTCACCATAACTACCAGGACCAACCTGTCTTTTGTCTTGGGTCGATGAAAGTTCAAATGGGTCCTTTTCCATATCAACATTCTCATCCTCTTTGATTTCATCACCCTCGGCTGTAACTTCCACGTGTCCTCTTGCTTTCATATCTGCAACCGCCTTGGGGTCATTAACAAGGGCATTTATTTCTTTTGCATCTTCAGGATTTTTCATACTTAAAACCCTCACCTGTTTTGTTGTGGCCTCCCCAACTAATCTTGAATGTAAAACACTTACTTCAGATTCAGTCAATTTACCTACAGTTTTTGCAGATAAACCTTTTTCAATAAGTTCCAAAGCTTTGATATTAATTTTCATATATTACTTTTTTTTCGAACTCAAGAATTAAATCTCGTTCGTATAATTTGTCTTTTATTTCTTGTTCCTCCTGACCAAATCTGAATACAAGTCTTTTTTGTCCTTGTACTTCTTCGGTCTCCCAGGCTAAAGCAACAACATCATCCATCGCGTCTATCATACAAAAAAAATCGGAGTTCTGAATCAATTCCAACTTTACATCAGTATTTCTCAGAACTCCCACTTTTTTAATATATTTTAGTTCAGGAGGTGCGGGATATCCATTTGAAGGTTTACTTTCCCACGAATCTCCCCAAACATCTTTGGTATCAGAAAATATAAATTCATAAAGGTTGTCCCCTTTATAATTGGGACCGAGTCCATTTACGAAAATCAAATAACTCATACCAAAAGTCCTTCTGGAGAAATTTTTACTTGTTCTCCTTTAATATTTTCAAATACTAAATTTTTTTTGTTAGTTTTACCAATCAAATGAGAACTAATGTTTTCTTCCAAAAATTTTTGAGAAGCTAACTCCTGTTCTTTAGTTTCACTCATTCTTTTTACAGGTTCCATTCTTTTTTTGAGTTCTTCTCTTTTGATTTTGAATCTTTCAATCTTGTTTTTCTTCGATTCCAAAATTTCTTTTTTTGTAACCTCAAAATATTTAGAAATGAGTTTGTCAATTTTTGATTCTTTAAAAATACTGTCAACAATAGCTCCGTGACCATATTCTTTCATTTCAGGTTCTGCTTGCATATCTCCACCTTGTTCAACTTCCGTATCCATATCTGCTTGGATATCTTCAACTTCAGTGTCGTCGGTCATGTCGGTTCCGCCCATATCGTCTGCACCCAAATCTTCAGAACTTTCCTCAAATTTCGCAATAATTTCTTCTTTGTCTTCCTCACTTAAATTTTTCAAATCAAGAGAAGATAATACCATGTTGATAACATACTTCATATTTTCAGAAGTCATACCCTCTTCACTATCTAATACTCTTATTTTTTGAGTGAGTTTTCCTGTAAGTTTTTGAATTGTTTTGAAAGTAACCTTTTCTTCTCCTGTTTCAACATCAACGTCAGCTTGCATTTCTTCTCCCTCTGGTGAAACTTCTGCGTCAACATCGGCAGAAACCTCTTCAGGAGCTGGTGCCATACCCTCTTCAGGTGGTGGCATTGGTTCTTCACTTGGTGCGGCAGATGCATCAGGTGAAGGTGGTAACGCTGGAGGAGGCACTGCTGGCGGCTCAACTGGTGCAGCCGGTGGTGCTGCATCTGCTGATGGAGCGTTAACAGGTTTAGGAGTTTTTAGAACAATTTTTTTTTGCTCTCCGAAAAGAGAAATACCCTCTTCGTTTTCATTCAATCTATTTAACTCTTTAGTCAATAGATTAAGTCTCTTAAGTGCCTGTGAATAAGAAGTATAATACTTTCTATTCTTGATAGGCTCGATATATTCTACAACTGATTCGTTGATTCCTTTTTTGATAATGTAACCTTGTTTTTCTTTAACAATTTGGTAGTTCATACCATCAGCCAAAGTAATACCAAATTCAGTTGTTGAATTTTCGTTTAGATTAGATGGAGTCGTTTCTTTGTATCTAGCAATCTCCATAATTCTTTTTAATTTATCTTGGCCTGTAAGTTTTTCACTGCCAATTGGTTTTAAATCTGCCATTTTATACTCAATTTTTAGTTTTAATTATTTAATCCGTTAAATCCACCTATTCTGACTGCGTTTAGTTGAACAAATGGAACACCTACTCCGTCAGTATCAATGGGATGTGGATAGGCTGTATTTGAAGTTGTGGCTCCTGTTGGAGGGTTACAACATTGTGAATCGTATTCATATTGTTCATTAACACTATAGCCAGTTAAAGGCCATGGTGTATGTGTAGGCGTTGGAGTCGCTGTATTTGTTGGTGTTTGAGTTGGTGTACCTGTTTGGGTATTTGTAGGTGTTACAGTATTTGTAGGTGTGATTGATGGTGTTGGGGTATTACTCGCTGTTATCGAGGGTGTAGGTGTAGATGTTAGTGTAGTCGTTGGGGTGTGTGTCGCTGTATTAGACGGTGTAGGAGTTGGTGTAGAACTACTTGTTGCTGTATTTGTTGGTGTATTTGTTGGTGTGGTTGTTGGGTCAGGTGTATCTGTAGGTGTTTGAGTGGTTGTTGGTGTATTTGTAGGTGTAGGTGTTGAAGTTTTGGTAGCCGTGTTCGTAGGTGTTTGAGTGGTTGTTGGTGTATTTGTAGGTGTTTGAGTGGTTGTTGGAGTCGGTGTTACAACAGCTTGACAGGTTGCACAGTCTCCATAATCTGATGACATAGTAGAAACCTTATCAACAGCAGTTGTTGGCTCAGCATTATCAATAATATCATAACAACCCTCAGCTGTTGCCCCTGTAAAAGTAAGGTAATAATTTCCATTGACAGCAGGCAATGAAGAGCTGTCAAAATCCACTAATATTGCAGGACCACCAGAACAAGAACCAATGAGGTAGGTAACTAGAGCCATTTTTTTTCTTTATAAATATACGAACGAGACAAATAATTTAAGAATCTAATTTATTCTCGACTGATAATTCCTTATCCAATATTTTATCTTTCATTTTGAATAACTTTTCGATATGTCCAGACCTCCTCAAAAATTTGAATACCAAATTTTCATATGAAAGTTCTCCATCTTTTTCCAAACCCGATTTTCTATAATCTTTTAATTTATCCTTAACCTTATCCAAAATTTCTTTATCATCTTTGTTTGTGGAAGATTCAATTGCGTTGTCAATTTTTTTGGTCCAACATTCAATTTTATCTTTTAATACTTCTTTATCAGGGTTGAAATCCATTTTTTCCGGAACTGTAATCCATTCATCATTCATAATTGAATAAACCCCCGAAGCAAAATGAGCTTCTTCTTTGTCTTGCACATAAAGTTCTACATCATAACCAAATATTGTTATATCGTGTTTTTGATTAAAAACTTGTTTTTTCAAATCAAATAAATCTTTATATAATTGAGCGTCTTTTTCATATTGTTGTAAGTCCACAACAATGTGTAAGTCAAAATCAGAAAATTCAGACCAGTTGAAATTTGCCAGTGAACCCGTAAGGATTACATCTTCAACAAAAATATCATCACCCAAATAATCAATAAAATTTTCGGAAATTTTTTCTAAAGCATTCCTAACTTTCGGAATCATAACTGATTTTTCAGGTTCGGATGGATTTGTCCAAACTTTTGGGTTCAATGTGTCTTTTAAAGAAAAACTATTTAGTATTTTTTGGAAATTACTCATCCATAATAAATACTACGTCTATATTACTTTTGTATACTTGTACTTTTTTGATATTTCGGAAATAAAATACTTCCCTTGTGATTCCGATAATCTAAACCTTGTGTAAATCTGATGAGGCACTTCTTCGTATTCGTATATGGTGTTATTATTAAATTCAACGGTCAATTTTTTTGTTTCCGTATCATATACGGTTTTTTTCAAATTTGACGACTTTATCTCATTGATAATTTTTGTACCTTCTATAATTTCTCTTGTTACAGCCATTTACAATTTATAAATAATCTTTCGATAATATAAATATATAATATGACAACACCTCCGTTTACGTATCGCGGCCAAATTGATTTGAAAGAATTTATAGAATTTTACGAGTCAAATAATATAGATTGGGACGAATATAAATTCAGACAAGATAGGTTTGTTTGTTTTGAACAAACTAAAACAATACCAATCATTTTCAATGAGGAGTTTTCGATTGATGAAATAAAATTCACTAAAAATTATAGTCAATTTGAAAAACCACTTGAAAACTTATCACAACAAATAACCAATTTAATTGGTGAAGGACAAATTCAGTCCTGTATTTTAGTAAATCTACCTTCAAAAAAGTTCATAGCAAAACATATTGATACAATGAAATTTGCTAAAATCTTCAAAAGATTACACATACCAATTCAAACAAATGAAGAGTGTTTATTCTTTATCAAAGACGAGGTTAAAAACTTAAAGGTTGGTGAAATTTGGGAAATTGCTAACGATGAATATGTACATTGGGTAGAAAACAAAGGACAGACCGATAGGGTCCATATGATTATAGATTGGAAAGAAAAATCCCCCACTGAAGAGTGAGGGATTCACGGATGTCAATTTAGAGGAGATTGATTCTTTTCTTATCTTGTTTCTTGTAATTAGGTACGAATACCGTAAGTAAACCATCTTCTATTGTTGCCTCAATTGATGAAGCGTTGTAACCATCTCCAATTCTAAATTCTTTTTTAATTGTTTTTACTTTTTCTTCTGAATTTAATTTATAAGTTCTTTTTCCATTGATGTATATAACACCGTTTTCCATTTCAACTTGCAAATTTGTTTTGTTGAACCCAGGTGCTTCGAAAAATAGATAAGCCCCATCTTTTGTTTCGTTAATTTCGTAAGACAAATCTCCATCATTAGATTGTTTTTCAATTGATGAAACCCAAACTCTGTTAGGACTTCCGTACAAAATGTTGTCAAAAATTCTGTTTAGTTCATTGTTGTTTAATAACATAGTTTTTATTTTTTAAAATTTATTATTTATAATTGTACATGTCAAATTGAATGCCCTCTCTATTATTTCTGACATGATGTAAGTTCTTTTACAATTCAACTGACAAATTAACATGAATAAAAAAAAATTGTGACAATTTGTCAAAATTTTTGGCAGTGTCCAATTTTTGATTCACTTTTGTAAAAATTAAAAACTATGAACGATTTACTTGATGATGATGACAAGACGATGAGTAAGAAACAAAAACAAAATTCCGACAGTAGTACACCTGTACTCGACAATTTCAGTAGAGATTTGAATAAGTTAGCTGAAATGGGTAAACTTGACCCTGTTGTTGGAAGAGAAAGAGAGATTCTACGAATCGCACAAATTTTGTCACGTAGGAAAAAAAATAATCCAATTATTATCGGAGAACCTGGTTGTGGTAAAACCGCTATTGTTGAGGGTTTAGCAATCAAAATTGTTAACGGTGATTGTCCTCGAAATCTTGTGGATAAAAGAATTGTAAATCTTGATTTGACCTCCGTTGTCGCAGGAACAAAATATAGAGGTCAGTTTGAAGAAAGAATGAAAGTCATCATCGAAGAACTTCAGGCTAATCCAAATATCATTGTGTTTATCGATGAAATTCATACATTGGTCGGGTCAGGTAACTCTGCTGGTTCTATGGATGGTTCAAACATCTTTAAACCTGCCTTGTCTCGAGGAGAACTTCAATGTATTGGAGCAACAACATTGGATGAGTTTAGAAAAAACATAGAAAAAGATGGAGCGTTAGAACGTCGTTTCCAAAAAGTTATGGTGGAGCCATCTACCGTAGCAGAAACTATTCAGATTCTGAAAAATGTTCGTGACAAATACGAGTCGTTTCATAAAGTAAATTACACCGATGAGGTTATTGAAACTTGTGTGAAACTTGCTGACAGATACATTACAGACAGGGAGTTTCCCGACAAGGCTTTCGATATTTTAGATGAAGTTGGTGCCAGAATGCAGACCGAACTCAAAGTACCCGAAGTAATTGAAGATTTAAAGAAAAAAGCGGCAGAAATCAGAAATGCAAAAATGGATGTTGTAAAAAAACAGAATTACGAAAAGGCGGCGCAACTTCGGGACACAGAAAAAAAATTGATTGACAAGCTTGAAAACGAAAAGAGAAAATTTGAAGAACAATTAGAAAAAGATAAACAGCAAATTTTGTTAACTGATGTTTATGATGTAGTCTCTAATATGACAAAAATTCCCGTTTCTAAAATGAGTGTTGACGATACAAAAGCTCTCTTGAATCTTGATAAAGTTCTTATGGATAAAGTAATTGGTCAAGACGATGCCGTTAAGAAAATTGTAAAGTCAATCAAAAGAAATAGGCTTGGTATCAAAGACCCAAATAGACCTATTGGTTCATTTGTTTTCTTGGGTTCCACAGGTGTTGGTAAAACACATCTTGCGAAACAATTGGCAAAAGAAATGTTTGGGACTGAAGATTCTCTCATTCGTGTAGACATGAGTGAATATCAAGAAAAACACACTGTATCAAAATTGGTAGGTGCTCCTCCAGGTTACGTTGGGTATGATGAAGGGGGACAACTTACTGAGAAAGTAAAAAATAAACCATACTCTGTAATCTTGTTCGACGAGGTTGAGAAAGCTCACAAAGATGTATTCACAGTACTCCTACAAATTTTGGATGATGGTCATGTAACTGACAGTTTGGGTAGAAAAATAAATTTCAAAAATACCCTCATAATTCTTACCTCCAATTTGGGAGTAAAAAAACTTCAAGATTTTGGTACAGGTATCGGATTCGGTTCCAATTCTTACTCCAACGAGGAGGCGAAAAAACAGATGTTGATGAAAGAAATGAAAAATTTCTTTTCTCCTGAATTTATTAATCGTATTGATGATACCGTAGTATTCAATTCACTTTCAGTGAATGACATCAAGAGAATCACCGAAATTGAACTCAAAAAGTTAGTTTCGAGATTGGAAGAGCAAAACTATTTCGTTTCATATGATGACAGTCTAATTGAACATTTGGCTAAAGTTGGTTTCGATGAGCTTTATGGTGCAAGACCACTCAAAAGAGCGATACAGGACAAAGTTGAAGACTTACTTTCCGAAGAGGTTCTTACAGGAAAACTTTTGGAAAACAAAAAGTATTCTCTGAAGGTTGAAAATGATGAAATCAAAATACATAAAAAGGGACGTTAAGTCCCTTTTTTTATATTTAAAAGTATGAGAGATTTAATCAGAAAACTCATAAGAGAAATTGTCACAAAAAAAGAAGTTATATGTGACAACTGTGGTTGGTCTTGGAAACTAGACGAAGGCGGTAAGGACAAATATATCTGTCACAAATGTGGACACGACAATGAAAATTCAAATTAGAGATTTTCGTATTGCCACTTGTAAGTGTTAGATTTCTTAAAATATAACTTGTAACCTAACTCGGAAATCATTTTTCTACCATGCTCAATTCCATTGAATACGTCTTCTACAACAACGTATTCGTTTGCCGAATGATAATCGTAATAACCAATTGAAAAATTAATACAAGAAAAGTCAAATTTACTTCTCAAACGATAAACGTCAGTATAAGGATGGACCATATATTCCATATCCTCTTTAATCATTCCCTCCGATAAAACTTTATCACATTTTTGAAAGAAATCGGAATCCCTATCAAACAGTATTTGACCAAAACACTTTTCAGTTATCATCCAATTTTCAGGAGCATCAAACTGGATTGCATAACCAACATTAGAAAAGAATTCTGGGTCGGCATTTTTTGAACCATGACATCCTGTTTCTTCAGAAACAAAAAAAGCTGCTTTTAGAAAAGGTAATTCATCCAACAAAGTTAAGCATGCAAAAACTCCACATTTATCATCACCACCAATTCCGGTTGGTTTACCTGTGGGGGTATAAGCTTTTAAAGAAAGTTTTAAATCACCTTGAGCGTTTGGTTTATTTTCTTCTTTTACAATTATTTCGTTTAAGGAATGAACAGTGTCAGTATGTGATATAACACAAGGATAATAAAAATCAGGGGGTAGGTCACCACTTTTTTTTGTGGCATAAACATTTCCCATATCGTCGACCTTATACTCAATACCTTTTTTTTCGAGCCACTCGACCAAAAATTCAATCATAAATTCTTCTTGGAAAGTTTTGGTTGGAATACTCAAAACTTCTTTCAGAAAATCAATTTTATATTTCATTTAGCAAATGTAAGTATTTCTTACATATCTTCCAAATTAAATAAGGTTGGTTGAAATAAGAGGTGATAGAAATTCTCTTCTGATAGAGAAATTACTTTACTTTCACCTTTATGAACTAGTCTAATATTAATTTTGTTATTTTCTTTGTCAAATCCTTTTATAAAAAATGTTGTGGTACGGTCTTTAGGTAATGGATAGGTTTTATTAATAACAAATTTACTTTTTATTCTGTTTACCATTTCGAGGTATTTTGAAAAATTGTCAAAATTCTCTTCAATATTTGAAATTATTTTTTCCAAAATTCTTTCAACATCCCTGTTAAAATTCTCTTGTTCAAAATATTCCTCCCTTTCATAATCATAGATGTCCTCGGACCAGTTATATGATTCGTTTTTATCTTCATAAATTGTTTTGAATAAATCTTCCAAATCCAAATGAGGTACATTGTATCGCACGTATTTTTCCAATAAATCTGCAATCGTTATCCATATTCCCGTTGTGTGTGAATTTATTTCGTAACTATTATTTTTAGCCCATGACTCCAAATCATTTTTTATGGATTCTTGAGCCGAAATATTCAAACTTCTATTTCTATAATATGTCAATTCCGAAACTATATTGCTAAATTCCCTCGGATATAAATCTTCCAAAGTTCTAAAAAAATTACCAATTGATTCATATTCATCAAAATCGACTTCTTCTTTTGATATAAAATTTGAAATTTTTTCCATCAAATTTTTGTTCTCGTCACTGAAAAAATCTGTACCATATCCTTGAACGAAATCGTCATATATTGAATCAGATACATGAAACTCGTAGTCGTAATATGGAGAATTTATCCTATTATAAAACCAAGCGTCGTCATCCGAAAATCCAAAAGATGTTAAAAAATCCTCCTCATTATCAAAATCTACCAAAATTTTACTTTGAGCCAAATTGTTCTTGTCCACTTGGACATCACTAATCAATTTGTCTATTGAAATAAGTTCTTTAGGATTTATTTTTCCTTTTATAAAATTTCTCAACCCAAGAAAAGTATCACCGGCCGCCATAGTTGATAAATATTCTATTAAAATTATATTTCATTTATGAAAACAATAGATGAAGCAATTTTGGCAGTGAAGAACTTTGACTTCAAATCTGCATCACAGAAAGAAATAGAGGAAGTTTTACCAAGTTTCGGAATGAACAATGAATATCTTTCGGAGATGCCAAAAATATTTGAACCTTACTTTGGTTGGGGAATAAAATTTTGGCAATATCCAAATCAATTCAGCAAATTACTTTGTTTTCTTAAAGATAAGGAAATAGACTCTTATTTCGAAATCGGAGTTAGACACGGGGGTACATTCATAATCATCAACGAATTACTTTTAAAATACCAACCTTTTTTAGAATCTCATGCTTTAGATGTAATTACAGCATCTGATATTCTCGACACATATCAAAAAAAATATAGAGACATCAGGTTTTGGTACCACCAACTTGAATCTCAAAGCCCCTTCCTATTTGAAAGAATAGAAGGAGGTGATTTTATTTTACCTTACAAAAAGTTTGATTTAATTTTTATTGATGCCTGTCATTCCTATCAATGTATAAAAAGAGATTATTATACTGCTCTTATGTTTGGTCCCAAGTATATTATTTTTCATGATATCGTTAATGGAGGAACCAAAGGGGCCAAAATGGCTTGGAATGAGATTAAAAGACATCACAAAAAAACTTATGAATTTATTGACCAATATGATGGGATGAACGGTAGTTATTTGGGAATCGGGGTGGTTGAAATCACGAAAGATGACCATATTTTTCCAATGTTCAAATCCCACTACAATCATCTTTACGAGTGGTAAGTTTGGAATTAAAATATTTATTCTTATATTTGTAATGTTCTTTGAAAATATGGGGAAGTCACGGCATTGATTGGCGTGTGTAGGTATAAGTGGCACGTAGGAGCTGAATTAACTCCTTAAAAACTGATTTGAAACATAACTGGCAATACTTTTGCTAAAATGGCTTCTCTTGGCTTAATCGCTGAAGAAGCTGTTGTTAAGGCCTAACCGAGTTAGGGACTTAACCCACGGGTCGGCAGACACATAACCTAGGAACAGAAGTCTTATAGTGTAACACCACTCAGAGTGTTGGAGCACACCGGCTGGCTCTTGAAAATCCGAGTCGGAACAGGTTTGCTAGTTTCTCTGAAAGAAACTTTCTATTTGTCAGTTGAGAACCAATTGAATAAACGTGTAGTCATTTATAGTTATCGCGAACAAGACACGGGTTCGACTCCCGTCTTCTCCACCATTTTTTTCATGGGTAATAATTGCAATATATGTAGTAATAAATGTTGGGGCTATGATGGTTATCATGGAAGCTGTTGCTCATTAGAGGACAGAAACTATATTATTGGCCCACACCATGACCATAAAAAATTTTTAATTGATTTGAAACTTAAACTTGGTCGTGAGATAAGTTACCAAGAAGTTTTCATTGATTTCGAGGAAGGAAGTAAAATGTTTCCTGAAAAAGAATGTTGGCAAGACCCTCGAAGTTATCCCTGCCTTCGTATCAATTTAGAGTCACATAACAAATCATGTATTTTTTATAATAATTTTGTCAGAGCGTGTATGGTCTATGAAATAAGACCACAAACTTGTCAGAATTACGAATGTGAATTTTTAACTGAACATACAAAATTGACTTCTTGAAGATTTCTTAATATATTTTGATGGACTTTGAGCCATACTAAAAATACTTATCAAAGTTGGAGAGTAATTTTATGAACTATATTTATTCACTCACGAATTTTAACTTCGCAAATATAACGGTCCCGTCGGCTTAGTGTCCTCGGGACTTTTTATTTATAAACCAATAAACAAAAAAGCAATGAAAAAAGCAATTTTGATGTCACTTTTATCCTTGTTTGTGACAATCACATCTTTCGGGCAAATTACAACATCCGCCCTGTCAGGTGTCGTGAAAAATGAAAAAGGAGATGCTTTAGTGGGAGCGTCAGTACACGCAGTTCACCAACCAACCGGTTCTGAATATCGTGCTACTACAAACAAAGTTGGTACATTTACCATCCCTGCTGTGCGTCCAGGTGGTCCTTATGTGATTCACGTTTCTAACGTGGGCTACAAAATGCAAGAACTATCAGATATTAACACCAATTTAGGTATTACAACAACCTTGGAAATTGTGTTGATTGAAGATGTAAAAGTCTTGAAAGAAGTAGTCGTGAGTGGAAACAAAAATAACACATTCAGTAAGGATAGGACTGGTGCGTCTCAGCAATTTGGTAGAAGAGAACTTACTTCAGTTCCCATCACAGGTGCTAGAACTATTGACGGAATCACCAAGTACAACCCTATGGGTGATGGTCGTTCGTTTGGTGCTGCTGATAGTAGATTGAATAATTTCACTATCGACGGTTCTCAATTCAACAATGGTTTCGGTCTTGGTTCAT